GCGCCGCGACCTGACCGCCCGCGAAAGGAGGCTGATCCTCGATGCGATGCAAGACCCTGATGCTGACCGCCGCGCTCTTGGCGCTGGCAGCGTGCAGCGGCTCGATCAAATCCGCTGAGATCGACGTGGCCCCGCCGGGGGCCGCTCTGACGGAGCCGTGCTCCCCGCCGGTGGCGCTGCCCGACCGGGCGCTGACACAGGCCGAGGTCGAGGTGCGCTGGGCGCGCGACCGGGTGGATCTGCTCGATTGCGGCAAGCGGCACGCGGCGCTGGCTGATCATGCTGGCCGCCTCGGCGCCGCGCTGTCCGGGGAGGGTGCGCAATGATCGGAGAGTTGATCATCCTCGTGCGGATCTGCGCGGCGCTGGGCGGCGAGGTGGAGTGCCGCGAGGTCGAGGTTCCGACCGAGATCGCCGTGCGAGAGGAGTGCGCCGCCGAGGCCGAGGCAGAGGCCAACGCGGCGCTCAACCTGGCGCTGCTGCATTCGATGCGCCATGTCGACGTCCGGGTCGAGAGCGTCGAGGCCCGCTGCGCCGGCTGGCCGATGTAGTCCCCGTAGGGGGATGCGCGCCGGGCGCTTCCCGGTATGTCGCGGCGGGCCGATCCGGCCTGTCGTCTGTCTGACCTGTCAACTCGCCCCGCCAGTCTCACCCGCTGGCGGGGTCTTTTCGTGCGGCGCCTTGCGGCTCGTCGCGGTCGATCAGCGTCATCAGCCCGCGATAGGCGCGCTCGTGGACGCAGGGCGCGCCGCGCAGCCAGCGGCCGAGGCTGGCTTGCGTCGTGCCGAGCCTAGGCGCCGCAGCGTAGGCCGTCAGCCCGTGCCGCGCGATCCAGTCGCGCAGCACCTCGGCAAAGGGGCGGGGGTCATCGAGGGGCGTCATCGCACATACTCCATCCACGCATGGCCGAGGGTGTTGCCAAAGTCGCCGGTCCAACTCGCATCCTCCCGGGTCGCGCCCGGCTCGATCCGCGACAGTATCCACGGCGCGGCGGGGCGCGCCTCCTGATCGGCCTCCAGCGGTGGCGTGGCGGTCTGGTGCATCTCGCGCCAGAGCCGGGGCGCGGCCTGCGATTTGAGGCAGGCCGCCACCGTCAGGACCGGGGCCTCGCCGCGCCAGAGCGTAGCGACCAGGTTGCGGCCGTGCTGGGCCGCCACTCCCGCGCCAGCCCCTCCTCGATCAGCACCGACCCCACCGTGCGCCCGCCGGGCAGCGCGAGCCAGACCAGCGGGCGGCCGTAGACGTCGCTTTGGCCCGACCCGAGCACGACCAGGCCGGGTGTCTGCAGCATCTCCGACATGCGCGCGAGCGCACGGATGGCGCGCCGGTGCTCCGCCGGGCAGTCCGCCCGCCACCCCAGATCCGGCGCGTCGAACCCCGAGACATAGGGCGCGCCATCGCCCATAGGCCGCAGGTTGACCCCGTCGCACTTGACGGTGTCGCCATCGACGGCGAGCAGGACAGCGCAGGAGATGATGACAGGGTCCATTGAGGAGATTCCAGGTCTGGCGACAGCCCCGACCTGCGGGACACTCGGCGCCTAAGTCATTGATTCACAATGCCGCATATCGCCCGACCTGCGGGACACCTTCCCCTTGATTTCATTAGAAAAAACGGGGATTTGGTGGGCGACCCTGGAATCAAAATACTGGCATTTGCGCTTTTATTTGCAGGCCAAGGTGTCCCGCAAATCCGGGCTGCGGGACACCTTACCACTTGATCCTGGCCAGCGCCGCCATGCCGTCCTCCGCCAGCGCGCGGCGCTGCACGCCCTTGGTGTAGATCTCCGAGGTCCTGGCCTGGGTGTGGGCCATCACCGCCATGATCTGGTGCTGAGAGCATCCTGCCTGGGCCATCATCTCGGCCACCGCCTTGCGGATCCCGTGCGAGCTGCGCTCCGGCAGGCCGGCCGCGTCGCACCATTTGCGGACGCGGTTGCGCAGGCTCTCGGCCGATCGAAACGGGCGGCCCTGCGCGCCCAGCAGGTAGGTCGGCCCGATCACGTCGACGCTGCGCGTGGCGCGGTAGAGCGGGTCCAGCATCGGGATGCTGACGAAAGCCGACCCCTTTTTTCGCGGCTGCCATTCGAGGTAGAGGCGGCCGCCCCGCCGGACCTCGTGGTCACGCCCCAGCCAGATCGCATCGCCGATCCGGCAGGCCGTGAATGCCTGCAGCGTCAGCCACAGATGCGCCGTCGTGCCGGCCGGGTGGCACGCCTTGAAGCGGCGCAGGTCGTCGGCGGTCCATGGCGTGGCGCCGCCCTTCGGGGCGCGGTTGATCATCCCGATGCCCGCCGCCGGGTTGTGGTCGATCTCGCCGCGCTCCATCGCCCAGCCGTAGACCGCGCGGATGGTCTTGACCAAGTTGTCAGCCGCGCCCGGCCGGTCCGCCCAGGCGTCGCGCACCGCCAGGAAGGCGGAGGGCGGCGCATCCATGTCGCAGTCGCCGTAGCGGGTGCCGTCCGGGTCAGGGTGGTCGCAAAGCCGGGTCAGCACGCTGCGGCGCTGGCGCAGCGTGGCGGCCGACATCTGCCCGGCCTGCACCATCTTGTCGAGGTAGGCGAGGTAGCGCACGCAGAGCCAGTCGAGCGACCGCTCGACGGCGGTGGCCTGGCCGGGTGCCCATGCCTCCCCGGCGCGCGCGGCGTGGTAGTGATCCAGGAAATCGGGGTGGCCGGGGCCGACCGGGATCGCGATGCGCCGGGTCTTGTCGCCCTCCACCCGGACGCGCCAGCGTGGCGTGCCGTTGCGGTGGGTCTCTCGCAGCAGGCCGGGCAGCTGCACGCGCATGATCATCTCCGCCACTGTTTCGGCGCTCTGCCGGTCGACGGGGCCGCGCCATCTGTCCCGTCATAGGGCAGCGAGTCGGCGTAGGCGTCAAGGTCGGCCTTGTCGTAGACCCGCTTTGCCCCCAGCGCGCGGCGCGGGATCGGCAGGGCGCGCAGCGTGGAGGGCGACACCCCGAGGTAATGCGCGGCCTGTGGCGCGGGCATCAGCCGTGGGGCAAAGTCGCGGGTCGCGGGCATGCGGTCACTCCTCGGCGTTGGCCATCTCCAGTAGCACGTCGGCGTGGCAGGGCGCATCCAACGCGCACCAGCAGGCGAGGTCACGGTCGCGCAGGTCCGGCAGGTGGGCGCGCAAGTGATCCAGCGCCGCGGCCTGCTCGTCGTAGGGTGGGACGGGGATGGGCGGCAGCATCGAGATCAGGCCGCCGGCCAGCTGACGGTATCGGGCAACGCAGGTCGCGGCGTCGCCGTGCACGGCGACCCGGAACGGATTTCCCCACCGGGTCGGGCGGGCGACGATCACCGCGTCGGGGTGGTCGCGGCGCCACGGGCGCTGACGGGTCATCTGGATTCGCCGGGGCATCACTCGCCATCCTCGCCCAGGATCGCCGCCAAGACTGCCTTGGCCTCGTCGAAGCCGCGCAGTTCGACGGTCAGGGTCAGGCCGTCGTATTCCTCTTCGTCCTCAAAGACTTCGCCACAGGACTCGCCGACGCGCCACTGCTTGCCCTCCATGTCGAGCGGGAGGGTGAGGTGGTGCCGCGCGGCATATGCCTCGGCCATGATCTGGTGCGCGAGGAAAAGCGCTTTCCCGGCAGTGGTGTCGTATCCATGATCTCCCGGCGCGCCGAGCGCCTTGAGCCGGTCTGCGAGGTCGTCGAGATGGTCAGTCACCCCTCCGCCTCCGATTGCTGCGCCCGGTCGAGCGCGTCGAAAATCCACTTCCCAGCCTTGTCGCTCAGGCCGCCCTTGGCATCCCATGACAGCGTGAGGCGCTTCCCGTCGCCGTAGGTGATACGCACCGCGCGCTGACCCGCCCGACGCTCGAACGCCTGCCGCATTGCGTCTGTCACCACATCGGCCATCAGGTCGGCGTCGCGCTCGTCAAAGCCATCCTCTACGGCCTCGTCGCGCCATGCGGTGATGGCGTCTTCGATGCGGCCCAGATCGCCCATGGCGAGGGCCGAGGTCAGATCGCCCATGGCGGCGCTGATGGTGTGTTGCAACGTGGTCATTTGCCCGCCTCCGCTTGCTGCGCCTCGATGATTTCGGCCTCGAAGGCGGGCGCCGTTATTTTGGCCCATCTCGGCATGATCAGGCCCGCGAGGTCGGGGCGATCATCGAAGTGCGGCCGGAATGGCGCACCGTCTTCCTCGGGCGCGGTCATCTGAAAAGCTCGACCGCCGCTGATCCGGTGCAGGAGGCACGGGTCAAGAGCGATGTCATCGTATTTACCGGCTGGGTGGCGCTTTACCTGGCCGCCACCGCCAAACACCTTGCGCCAGTCGGGGAAAGTGCTTGCAGGCAGCACCTCCTCGATCACGCCGCGCCGCCAATACGAGCACCAAGACGTGCGAAAATTTGCGACGCAGGGTGCGCCCTTATCCAGCGCGAAGCTTAACCGGGTCACGTCGAAGTCTGCCTTCGACAGCGGATCATCCCACTCGTCCATCTCTGGCTCGTCGGCTTGCTCCGTCAGGTCCAGCATGACGATTGCGGGACGGGGCGCGACGGCGCTCTTGTCGTGCGCCACCAGCATCACGCGGCCATCGGTCGCGACGAGGTAGGCCCCTTCGTCCGGGTGCGGCTCGATCAGCACGCCAGCCAGCTGGATGCGGACCCATTGAGGCCCGGTCGCGCGTCGAACATCCATGAAAAGCCCGCCGTCGATATCAAATTCGTCGGTCATCCTTCTTTCCTTTCTCTCTCTGCGTCCCCCGCCCACTGGCGGGCGGCGGCGTTCATCGTTCCGGGAAACGACCGGCTGCGCAGGCGCTGGCGCTCGGGGCCGGGCGGCATGCGATGCACCGCGTTCCAGCGCTTCCACTCTGCGCTGCCGCGTTCCGGCTCGGGCAGGCAGTCGGTCGGGGTCATCTCCGGCAGGCCGCGCAGATACCAGCCCGTGGCCTTGTAGGCCGGCTCCCCGAACCAGTAGGGCTGCGCGGCAGTCGCGCGGGCAGGTCCGGCGGCATGGCGGCGCGGGCGAGGTGGTTCATGACCGGGTTCTCGATGGCGACGCGCCGGATCGGCGCGCGCCAGCAGGCCGTGAAGATCGACACACCCTCCGCGAACTCGGCGCGCAGGTCGTCCCAGCTGCGCCCGCGCGGCAGGGTCTTGGGCGGCGTCCATGCCCCCGGCGTGCTGCCCGGCCCGGCCATCCAGCGCCCGCCCGACCGGCAGAGCCGGGTGCAGGGCGGGTGCATGCAGGCCAGCAGGTCCCAGCCCCATTCGAGGATGCCGCCCCGGATATCGCAGACAATGTGCCGGTTGCTGCCATCCTCGGCCGGATCGAGATCGCAGGACCACACGTCATGACCCAAGGCGGCAAAGGCGCGGCGGCCGATGCCGCTGGTCTCGCAGCCGACGAGGATGCGCAGGGTGGTCATGAATGCACTCGTGCCGCTTTAACGAACGTGCCAAAACTGACGTCACAGGTGTCGGAAACAGAGAGCCATTTTTGATACATCGCCTTCCCGCGAGATTCAGCAATTTGCGTCAGATGCATGCCATCCCACTCGATGTGCCAAATCCGGTGGCGGTCGCCGATTTCGCGCAGGTGGCTGTGCAGCGCGTGCCGACCGTATTTGGTCACGTAGAAGAACAGCATGTCGCCAGACCGGAGGCCGATATGCCATGCGGGGTCGGAGGCCAATTCCAGCGCTTGAGGGCCTCCCATTTCGGTCGCGTAGTGATTCCGATATGTCTTGTGCAGCGGGTTAACCGGTCGGCCCAACGCGTGGTCGATCCGATCGAAACTTTTGTTTTCAAGCCAACGATTAACCTGCATCACGCGCCTCGCCTCCGTCATCCACCATCGCCGCGACCATGCCGTCCTCGGCGATGGTGGCCAGCAGGGCGCGGGCCAGCGCAGCGGCCGTCATCCCGCGCGCCTTGGCCTCGGGCCGCAGGGCGTCCAGCACGTCGCGGCTGATGCGGATGGTCTGCATCGTCGTGTCGCCCTTCCGGGCGCGGCCCTTGCTGTAGGCGCGCCACGCGGCCCGGCAGTCGGGGCAGGCGCGGAAGCGGTCGTCGGGCTTGGGCGCGTGGCAGCTTTTGCAGGTCGTGGTCATCCCGCGCCCTCCTGCGCGTCGGCCCAGGCCAGCGCGGCGGTGGAAAACTTTTGCGGGTAGCGGTCGATCAGGCCGCACACGAAGGCGCGGTCGCGGGCGTGGCCCGTCAGCCAGGCGCGGGCCTCGCGGCGCTGCGCCCGGAACGTGGGCTGCGGATTGGCCGCGTCGCGCGCCACTTGGGCAGCGACGGCGTTCCACAGGCGGCGGATCGCGGCGTGATCGGCGACGGTGACGTCGTCCCACCACCAGCCGGGCCAGCCCATGCGGTCCTCCGCCTCGGCCAGGCGGGCGCAGGCGCGGCGCAGCTCCTCGGTGGTCAGCCGCTCTTCGCTGCCGCCCGCCGACGGGTCCGGCGGCGCGATGGCGGCGGGCGGGGGTGCCGCGCGCGACGGGGCGGGGGTAGGCCCCGGCGCCTCGACCACCGCGTCGGCGAACTCCTCGAAGATCGCGGCCAGGATGTCGTCGTCCGTGGTCACGCGCGGCCCTCCGCCTTGGGCTGCGCCCAGTCGGGCAGGCGCACGGCGACGGTGCCGTCGCGCAGGGCGAGCTGCGCGCAGGCCACCGCCTTGCGCGGGGTCGTGTCGCAGCCCCGCCACGGCGCGGCCTCCAGCCGAACGGCGCCGCGCATGAAGCCGCCGACCTGGATTTCGCCCTTGTCGGTGGAGGTGATCAGCAGGATGTGCGTCTTGCCGGGGTCGCTGTTAAGCGTCATCATCATCGGCTCGCCCTTGGCGAGGCGGCGGCCGAAGGCGCGCTCCTGCACCTCGGCGTTGAGCGTAAGCGAGACGTAGGCGCCGCCGGGCCCCTCGCGCAGGGCGATCTTGACGCCGCCTTTCGGCGCGACGGGGCGGGGATTGGCGGTGAATGCGGGCATGGTCAGGCTCCTTTGCGGGATGGGAGTTGCGGCTCCGAAATGGTCGTGACGTCTTCCTTGCGCCGCACGAAAGCCCTTCCTTCATCGCCGCATGGAAAAATCCGCCTGCCCTCAGAGCCTCCGCGCGGCGGATCTGCTCCGGGTCGGGGTCGTAGCGCAGGATGTAGTCGGCGGCGCGGCGCTGTTCCTCGGCCGGCCAGCTGCGCGGCGCGGCGATGACGGCGCGGGCGTGGCGGATCCCGGCGACGGAGAGGGTGTCGAGCGGGCCTGTCATGCCGCGCTGCCGCCCGTCGGGGGCTGTGGTGCGCGCTGGCGCGGGGTGCGGCCCTGGGCGCTGACGAGGACGAGCCAGCACATCCGGCGCAGGCCGGGCTTGTCGGCGCAGCGCGCCGGGTCGGCGACGATGCGGCGGGCCTGCGCGACCTGGCGCGGGCGCGGCGGATGCAGGAGGGTCGGCAGGCGGGTCATGTGGTGACCTCCTGCCCGGCGGCCTCGGCCGAGAGGCGGCGCAGATGCTCGATGTCGTCGGAGTAGCGGATCGACGGGGTGAGCCAGTAGACCGTCTCGCAATCCTCGGCATTAACGACCAGCAGCCATTCCGTCAGGTAGCGACCCTCGGGGTCGAAAATCTGCCAGCGAAACAGGTCCGCGCGACGCCAGACGGTGCGGGCGAGCACGCGGCAGGTGTAGCCGTGGCTGCGGGCGTTCTCGATGCTGCGCGGGGCGATCATGCCGCACCCCCGGCGTCGCGGTGCACCGATTGCAGGTGGCGGTCGCGGGCATGGGCGTCGACGGCGGCGCGCACGGCGCAGTCCTTGGCCTCCAGCAGCTTGCGCAGGGCGGCGTCCTTTTCGGGGCCGTCGGCGAGGCAGGCGTCGAGATCGTCGGCGAGCCGCTCGAACGGCGCCGAGACCGGCCGCAGGTGGTCGGGCAGGTGGGCGTACTCGAAATATCGCAGGGGGGTGTGCATGGCGGTGGGCCTTTCGATTGTCGATAAATCGGACGTATAACCGAAAAAAGAAGCGCCATGCAACCGAAAAAGCGGATACGTGCGCGAGGCGGGTGTGGGCTTGCCCGGAAAGCTGGGATAGGCTTCACTGTTCCGGTCAGCGACGTGCTGTCTCGGATAGGGGGTTGCCAATGGTGTTTTTAATCGTCTGGATCGCGGCAGCGATCATCACCGCGCTGGCCGCGCAGGCGCGCGGGCGCAGTTTTCTCGGGTGGCTCCTCCTCGGCGCGGTCTTCGGTGTCTTCGCGCTGATCGCCGTCCTGGTGATGCGCGACGAGAGCGGCAAGAGCGGCGCCTGAGCCGTCCGAAAGCCAGCATCGAGGGCCTGATATGCCGCGACCAGATACGTCTCTGCAAGACCGCAACCTCGGCGGCTGGATCGCCGCGATCTTCGTGGGCGGCTTGCTGGTCCTTGGCGGCATCGCCTGGCTTGTCACGACCGAGGAGGGGCTGCCGCATCACGCGTGGGAGCGGCCCGAACACGGCAAGGCGCGAATCGCCTGCCGCGATTACATCGAGGAGCGCCTGCACGACCCGTCATCTGTCGAGTGGGGCGATCTGATCGAATGGACGGCGTCGGAGATGCACATGGGCGAGATCACGGTCTGGCCGCGCTTCCGGGCGCGCAACACTTACGGCGCGCTGGTGCTGGAGCGGCGGACATGCCTTGTCGATGCCCGGCCAAGCCTGCGCCGCGCCCGCGTCATTTCACTGCGCGATTTTCCCTAGGCCGCGTCCATCTGCGGTGCGCGGTAGCTCGCCGCGATCCGGCCCATGATTGTGGTGCGGTGGTTGTCCACGACCAGCGCCTCGGCGTCGGCGGCGGCGTCGTTGGCGATCAAATAGGGCGGCAGGTAGCGGCGCAGCACGGTACTGGCCGAGCCGACGGCAAGGTCGGCGACATTGGCCAGCACCAGGTCGCCGGTCTTCGGCGACGCCTTTAGATCCACGATCAGCACGTCGCCGGGCAGGAGGGCGAAGCCCGGCATCGCCACGCGCAGCCGGTAGGTGGCGAGCTGCCGCCCCGCCGGCGCCAGCAGCTGCGGCAGAAGCCGCTGTTTCTCCGCGAGGTCGGGGCGCTGCCCCGCCGGGGCGCGCAGCTCGAACGGCTCCGCCTCCGATTCGCCGAACCCGTCAGCGCGTTCGTTCGGCCTTTCCCCTTCCGCCAAGTAGGCGAGCGACACACCCAGCACCCGCGCGATGTTCTGCACGTTCTCAAGCCGTGGGGATTTGTCCGGGTCAGTTTCGATTGCTTGCACGGTGCCCGGGCTGAGCCCCGCAGCGATGGACACTTCGCGCGCGCTCTTGCCGGCCTTTTCGCGTAGCGTCCTGATTCTATTTCCAAGGGTCATCCCGTCTCACCGTCGTTGCCGTGATCTTTTGATCGGTCGATGCACGGATACGCCATTGCAAGCACCTCCGAAAAAACGGTTTACAAGCATCCGATTTATCGGATACAAGCCTTTTCATGACCTACGCAGACCATCTCCGCGCCCTGATCGAGGAAGCGCAGCGCGCCGTCCCGGGGCTGACCTATCGCGGCCTCGCGAGCCGGGCCTCGATCGGGCTTGGCTGGGTCAGCGAATTCATGGCTACCGGCTCGGGCACCTTCTCGCGCGCCGAGGCGGTCGTCGCGGTGATCCGCGATCTCTGCCCCACCGGCGAAAGCGGTGACCGCCTGCGCCGCCTGCTGGCCCAGTTCGACGCCGAGACCGAAAACGAAAGGGACGCGGCATGACGGTCCCGATTTCATCCATGCGGCTCCTCCTCCCGGCCGGCGTGGGTGACGGGCCGGGCGGCGGTGGCAGGCGCCGCCCGGCCCATCCTGATTCTCACCGTAGCGGGGCACCCGCGCCCTGCCAAGGAAACGAGGTTGCGGCATGAGCCAGATCGAGAACCTGCGCGCCTGCACGCGGGCGCTGGTGCAGCGGTTCGGCTGCTATGAGGCGGCGGCGGCGACGATTTCCGCCCGGCTTGGCACCGCCACCGGGAAGGGCACCGTGTCGAAAAAAATGGCCGGGCAGTGGGATTTCAGCGTGCCAGAGATCGTGGCGCTGGAGGATGCGATGGGCGACCACCCGGTCAGCCGGATGCTGGCCCGCCGCCTCGGCGGCGCGGAGCAGCGTATGGCAGGGGTCGACCTGGTCGAGCAGGGCGGGCTGATCGCCAAAGAAGCGGGAGAGGCGGTCAACGCCATCCTCGCCGCCGGTCAGTCCGCCGGGCGGGGGCGCGAGGCCGCCGCCGTGGTCGAGATCGACGAGGCCATCGCGGCGCTGGAAGCGGCGCGCCAGCACCTGCAGGAGAAGGGGGGATGAGCGATCTGTCTGTCCCCGAGCGCCTGCGGGTGCATGCCTCTTGCGGCGAGCTGGTCAAGTGGACCATGACCGCCGAGGAGGCGCGGCGCGTGGCCGGCCTTCTGGAGCGCGGCGGCCTGTCGCCGGAGAAGGAGGCGCGGATCCTGTCCGCCGCGACCTCCGCCGCCCTGGCCCGGATCGGCGAGACGCTGGGCCTCGCCCGCGCGCTGCGCGAGATGCGCCGCGACACGGCGCGCCGGCGGATCGACACGCTCTTGTGGTGGGGCGGGC